ACGATCAGGAACAGAATGAGCAGTTATATAGAGCCTATCAGAATGAGAAAAGCTTTCAACAACCAAGATTGCTTAATAACGCCAGAAATACAGGTGTAGCAGCTGGTATTGAAGGTGGTATCGGTTCTGTGTTTAATCACTTTAATAACCAAGGTATAGATTTATCTACAATATCAGACCTTAGGAACAGATACAGTGAGCTTGAGCGTGAACTTGAAAATAGAAACACATCACTTCGCTCAGCTGAAGAATACAGAACAAGACAGGATGAACTTGCACGTCAAAATGCAGCTGAGTTTGAAAGAGAACGTAATCAAAGGATAAACCTGGAGCGTGAGCGTAATGAGTTTAACCAAAGATTACAGCAGGAAATAGCAGCTCGTCAGCAGATGGAGCAGGATCAGCAAAGACGAGCAGAACTAGAACGTCAGCAAAGAGTACTTGCTGAGCGTGCAGCAGAAGCTGAAAGAGTCAGAGCTACTGAACAAGCAAGACGTGAAGCAGAGCAAAGAGCTGCGCAGGAGGCTCAAGTTCGTCAGCAACAAGAAGCGCAACGGCAGGCAGCAGAAGCTGAAAGAGTAAGGCAAGAACAAGTAAGAGCCGAGCAACAACGTCAGCAACAGATTCAAGCTGAGGTACAACGTCAGGTTCAAGAGCAACAAAGACAAGCAGCATTACAAGCACAGCTAGCCCAACAAGCAGAGCAACAACGTCAAGCGCAAGCTAATGCGCAAAGAGAGGCACAAATTCAAGCTTTAATGAATCAGACACGTGTTAATAATCCTGGGTGGACCCCTCAATGGTTAAGGGAAATAGTATTAGCTCAAATGGAAAATAGAGCACCTGATCGAAACAGAATAGGTCTAAATACACCGCTAACCCTTCCAGGGTGGTACTCAGGGCATAGTAGAACAAATCCTATGGGCTCAGCAAGTAGACAAGGTAATAGTCGTAGATAATATTTTAATTAGTATCGTATTTCATGGCTCGATAGATTTTATACTGATCTTCAAAAAGATATAAACTATTGAGCCAATTATTAAAATTCTCACATTTACCGGGAGTACATAAAACCTCAAGCTCATCAGCTACTTTGCTATTTGGCATTGGTAGAGGCGGTAAATCTAATGTTGATAGACAGACGTTATTTTTCTGAGCGCATCCGCTTAAAATTATCGCTAAGACTGCGAGGCCTATTGTTCTGTATAGCATTGATTATTTTCTTTTGTGTTTCTATATCCTTGTTTTGTTTATCTATCTGTTCATTTAACAATTTATTATCATCATATAATTGTTTAAATTTATATATCAAATAACAGATAATAAAAAATACAAACCCATAGATACCTATGGACTTGATATTTTTAAATAAGTAATCAAGATAAAAATCCATTAATTAAAGTTTCCATCTACTGTATTACCACTTAGACCTACCTCTTCCGCTGTCAAATAATCGGCAATATGAACAAAATCCTGTTCTATATACTCCATTAATTGATTCTGGTAAGTGGTAACTACTTGTTCATCTAAAGTTAGTTTACTAGTTAAAGCTTCGATTTCTTCTATTTTAGAGTTTATTATTCTTTCTTTAACTTGTACTTGAGTGTTTAAGTCAGTAATTAATGTATCTTTCTGTTCATTCTCACTTACTTTTAAAGTAATTTGCAAATTCAGATTTTCCAGAGCATCTGTTTTTTGAGATAATGTCTGCTCACTAACTGCCAACTTAGTATGTAGTTCATTAATAGTAATATCTTTTTGAGTTATAATACCTTTATCAATAAACAATTGATCTTCATAATTCTTTAAAATTATATCTTTACTATTAATTAGATTATCTTTCTCAATAATTTTATTGTTTAACTCATTAATAGTAACTAATTTCTGTTCTAAATGACTTTGAGTATTACTTAAAACAGATATTTTTTCCTGTAATAATAAATCCTTTTGAGTGATTGTAGTATTCAAACAAGTTATTAATGTATCTTTTTGGTTAATAGTTAGTGTTGCTTGAGCTAATTTATTATTTAAATCATTAATAGTATTATCTTTTAAAGCAAGTACGTTTTTTTGTAAGTTATTGATTATGGTACTTTTTTCTTGAAGAGATAAGTTATTTTGAGCAAGTTGAGCTTTTAAATTAGCAACTTCAGCTCTTAATTGATCTCTCTCAGCTGGGGCTCTTGCAATACTTGCTTCTCTTTGAGCTAAATATTCTTGGGCACTCATCTTTTTTTCAACTTTCTTCATACATTAAACCTCATACCAAATGTTATATTATGAATGGCGTATGTTCTATGGCCAATATTTTTTACACCACCTAATAATTTTGTTTTATTATTACCAAGGTTAAAATAATTATAACTGATATCTATCTTCATTGTATCATTCAATTTTACATCTAGTCCTGTTGCTAGTTTATAAGCGAATTTATTATATATCTTGGTAGATTTATTAAAGATAAATTCATTATCGTTAATATCAATCATCTTTCCTTTAAATACTTCCTTAACTCTGGAATAACCTATACCTGCGCCGACATAATGGGTAGTCTTTCCGTAAGAAGCTATATCTTTATAAACATTAAGCATTAATGTATCAATCTTGGTTTTAGAATCAATATCATATTTATCATCTAGCTTGGATGTTGATTTTTCATTTATCTTGAATACAAAATAATAATCAACTACTAAATCAGCTCTTATATCATCTGTTAAATAAGTACCAACACCAACCTCAATTAAAGGGAAATGATCGGCTAGTCGCATTTTTCCGATTAAATCATGATTGGAAAATTTATTGTCTCTTATGTAATTAAAACCTATACCGCCTTTTAAATAGGTTTTTAAATTGCTATCAGCTAGTGCTGTATTTAGATTAAGTACGATAAATGCTGCTATAATAAAGTTCTTCATTGATACCTCTGTAGTTGGAAATACTTATTATATAACATTATTTTTTCCGGCTATACCAGTTTTTCAAAAAATATGAGCTTAGTTCCTTATTATCAATGATAATCACATTTTCACTATTTCTCTTATCAGCTCCATCGGTAAAATTAAATGATCCGGTAATGACAATATGCTCATCAATTATCATTACCTTGTTATGAGCAATACCGGGTACTTTATCTATACTGGTTTCAATCCCAGCTCCTTTTAAATCTTTTAGTTTTGAATAACGTTGTATTAAATTCGATCTATCTAGTATGACATTAACTTTTACACCCCTTAAATGAGCGTTAATTATACTATCAACAATTGGTTTAGAACTAAAACCATATGCTTGAACAAAAATAGACTCTTTGGCGTTTTCAATCTGATTAACAATTACATCAGCGCAACCTGACGGAGGGGTAAAACACACCTGAACATCACTGTTTTTAATATTAAAGTTGATGGTTTCTTTAGCCTTGATATGAGCTAAAGCTGAAGTAGTTATTAAATGGACAATTAAAACAACAACTAATTTATATTTTGCCATAATTTTACTTCATCATTACGTCTGTTTTTAAGACCTGGTAATAATTTCTTACGGGAATATACCCATCTAAGAAATTGAGTCGGTACTTTGTCAAATAATTCTTTATTAACAAATTTAAGAAGGGTGGATTGTTTGAAATTATCCTCACCAATATTAAAGACTAATGAGCATAAACTATCGAATTGACCTTGAGTAAGTTTTACTTTTACCTGGTCATTTATGATTGCTTCTACTTCTTCTATATCTCTATCAAATAATTCTTCAGCTTTTTTATCGTCAATCGGTTCTATGATGTTATCTTCCGGTAAAACAACATGTCCCCATCCTATAGTTTTTTTACCACCGGAACATATATAAGAAGTAGAAGCAAAGCCTCCTTTTCTTCCCTGTTCCCATTTTTTTATCAGATTTATACCTTTACTGCTTATTTTCATGTTCCAATGATTTTGGGGTAAGGTCAATATCAAGTCCGGTCTCTTCTTTTATAACATATTCCGATACTTCTTCGATAGGATTATCATCACCATAGAAATATACAGATATAAAACCTATTAAAGCTACTATTATTAAAATGAAATATTTATTTTTTAGTAAGTTTATCATTTTTTAAAACTTTAAATAAATCTTCCTGTGTAGCATCTTTTTGTTCTAATACTTCTATTACTTCTTCATCCTTACAGTATTTACTAACCAGATGATAAATAATAACAGGTCTAGTCTGTCCTTGCCGGTGAAGCCTTGCATTAAATTGTTTATAACTATCAAGCCTCCATGTTAACCCAAACCAAATAATTATTCTACCGCCTTTTTGCAGGTTCAAACCTTCTGCGCTATTACATTGACATAATAACAATCTTATTTCCCCTCTATTCCAGCTACTTTCTATCTCATTAATGTTTTTACTGGTTAATGTTATAGCATAAGGAAACCTCTGTTTTATCCGGTCTTCATCAGATTTGAAATTGAAAGCTACCAATATGTTTTCTTCTGGATGGTCATTAATAAGTTCCTCAAGCATATTAAGCTTATTGTCATGAATTTCGACATAATCACCATCCTTATTATAAATAGCTCCATTACAATATTGCAGTAACTTGTTAGCAAGAACTCCTGCATTTACCGCTGTTATTTCTTCATCATTTATTTTTATATAATATTCTTTTTCAAAATAAGCATATGTTTCATAATTATCAATAAGTACACTAATTGTATTTGAAATCCTATCAGGTAAGCTTAGATAATCCTCCCCTTGCATATACATCCAATTAGTACTTAGTTTATGGGATATCATCTCAGGATATAAACATGTATAACCATAACCGCTATAATTATTTGTAAAATACATCTGACGATAGGTAGTTATATTTTTACCCAGTAACTCCCCTTTATCTATCAAATACTGCTGAGACCACATGTCAATATAACTCTGTGGCATTGGTGTCCCGGTAAGTAATACACAATAATTATAAGTAAACTTTTTAAGTGCTTTAAATCTATTTGAAGAATAATTTTTAAATTTATGGCTCTCATCAACAATAACCATACCATATTTAAAAAAACCTTTGTCATACATCCATTCAACGTTTTCTTGGTTGATGATATATACATCACCAGGGCTTTTTAAGGCTTCCAATCTTTCCTTCTCATTACCGCAGCAGATATTATATTTTAAATGCTTTATGTGTTCCCAGTTCTCAATTTCATTGCCCCAAACGTTTTTAGCAACATTAAGCGGAGCGATCACCAATAGCTTTTTTACCTTTATATTAAGAAGTTTTGAAAATGCGGTAAGTGAAATGATGGTTTTACCAAGTCCCATATCAATTGCTAGACCACATCTTTTTTTATCCAGTATGTAATCAACAGCTTTTAACTGGTAATTTCTTAAGTTAGATTCTTTCAACATTATTTGTCAAAGCTATATATCTTTTGTTTTCTAAAACTTTCAATATTCTAACTCCCATTATAAAATCATCTATGACATAGACACTAACTCGTCTATTGCCAAAATCTTCATGTACTTTTTTCTGCAAGCTAGTTAATTTTCCGGTCTTACTTTTAAACTCAATAAAAAATAT